TGGGGCGTATCGTGGGATAGAACACCAGCCCCACCCCCGCCTCCGCCAGACCCATCAACAGGAGGCGGTGGAGGCGGTTATGTATGGCCTGGACGCCGCAAAGGTAAATCCAAACAAGAACGACTGTTTGATAACCTTGAGTCCACTATTCGCAGTCTCGTTATGCCAGAAGTGCATATCGGCACTGAAAACGTCATTCTGCCGGAGAAAGTGGCTGATATTAGGGTCGAGAAAGCCCTACGAGAACTGTCCGAAATAGTCTCTAAAGACACCGAATTTGCCTACCGATTCAGTCAACTCAAGCGTGAAATTGCCAATTACAAGGAAGTGATGCGACAGCGCGAGATTGACGAAGATGATGATGATTTCTTCCTATTAAGTGAGTAATTATGCCTTTCCACGACTTCAGGTGTCCGTCAGGACACATTACAGACCAATTCGTAGAGCATGGGATAGACTTTATTGAATGTCCAGAGTGCCATGACTTTGCTAAGAAAGTGTTTCTGAAAGCCCCGCAAGGCTTTGTTTCTCCTGATATTTGTTATGATTCACCGATAGACGGGAAACCCATCACAACGATGAAAGCCCGTGTTGAGGATTTGAAGCGGAATAATTGCACTCCTTACGACCCTGAGCAGAAGAAAGACTATCACCGCCGAATCGAGGAGGGTAACGCCAAACTTGAGAAGAAGATGGAGCAGACCGTCGAGGCGGAGATAGAAAAACTGCCTCCGCGCAAAAAAGAACTGCTCGCGACTGAATTAAGGCACAACGATGTTGATATAAAGCGAATCACGCCCCCACAAACCTCCAGTTTATAAAGGTAAAACAATGCCAGATACCACTTTCGATATGGATAAAGCCGTTACCGACCTCGGTGCAGAATTAGGGTTTGAGTCAGAGCCAATAGAAGATTTGCCGGATGGTGTAGATGAATCGCTAGAGGCTGACGATAATCTTGATGACGAACAGATAGGTTCTGACGAGCCTGAAATTGTCGCTGAAACTCCCGAACCTATCGAAGATGACTTCCCGAAATCATGGCCGAAAGAGACAAAGGAAAGTTGGGCGGCTATTCCCCAGGCGGCTAAAGACCAGATTAAACTGCGTGAAAAGCAAATGCTGGACGGTCTTGACCAATACAAGAATGATGCCAACTACGGAAAATCGCTGAAAGAAGCCCTGAATCCCTATCAGCAGGTAATACGTGAAACCGGACTGAACGAAGCCCAAGCCGTTCAATACCTGATGAACGCCCACGTTTCCCTGACCGCTGGCTCGAAAGAACAGAGAATGGCGGCTTATCAGCAATTAGGCAGGAACCTGGGGCTGGAAATACCAACGCAGCCAACAGGAGAACAGCCTGCTGTTGATCCAAAGATTCGTGAGTTTGAATCCAGAGTGGAAAGGATGGAGCGCGAAGCCCAACAGAGACAGATTGCCGAACAGAATGTGATTCAGGAAAAGACCCGTTCAGAGGTGGACAAGTTTGCTATTGACAATCCCTACTTTGACGAAGTTGCGGAAGATGTTGCAATATACATCAAAGGTGGACTACAATTGAAAGAAGCGTATGAAAGAGCGATTTGGGCTAACCCGGTAACTCGCCTTAAAGAGCAGGCTCGGATTCAGACAGAAACCGAAAAATCTCTAAAGTTAAAGGCGGCGGAGGAGGCAAAATTAGCGAAGAAAACGCGAAGCAGTAACATCAATACCCGTCAGACCAATAAGGTTCCGACAGAACCGAAAGGGAAGATGTTTGATGATATGGAGGCGCAGTTAGCCGCCATAAAGAATCGACACTAACTTTTTAACTCTGGAGAACCATTATGGCCTCACCGAATAGCACCTTCACGGAGCTGGTCAGTACCACGTTCCGTAAGCACCGAAAAGAAATCAAGGACAATCTTTCCAACCGCAACGCACTTCTGAAGTACATGATGAAGCGCGGAAATACGCGTTATGAAGATGGTGGCTTGACCATTGCAACCCCGCTGGATTACGCAGAAAACAGCACTTATCAGCGTTATTCCGATTGGGATTTGCTGAACATTTCCGCCTCGGACGTTATCTCATCTGCTGAATATCAGTGGAAGCAGATAGCCCTGAACGTCGTTTCAAGCGGTCGTGAACTGCGAATCAACTCAGGCGACTCACGCATCATTAATCTGGCAAAAGCCAAGATTAAGAACGCGCTGAGAACCTTTAACAACAACTTCTCAAGCGACTTGTATTCAGACGGTACTGCTACAAACCAGATTGACGGTTTGCAGAAGATTATCGCTGATACCAACACTGGAACAGTAGGTGGTATCGACGCGAATACATGGACGTTCTGGCGTAATACCGTAACAAATCCGGCTTCGCCTGCTGTAACCCCGTCAGCAACCACCATTGAAGGTAGCCTTATGAACCCGACATGGTTGACGCTGGATCGTGGGCCGGATGACCAGCCCGACTTGATCGTGATGGATAACACCTATTACGGTTATTTCGAGAACAGCCAGGTTTCACTGAAACGCTACAATGACTCAACAAAGGCGGATGCGGGGTTTGTCACCCTGAAGTACAAGAACGCCGATGTTATCTATGACGGCAACTCAGGTATTCCGAGTTCTCACGCGTATTTCATCAACACCAACTATCTTGAATTGGTTGTCCACCGTGACGCCGACCTTGAGATTATGGAAGAAATGCGTCCGGTCAACCAAGATGGTGCTGTCGTCCCGATTCTGTGGATGGGCAACCTGACTTGCAGCAATCGTAAGCTGCAAGGCGTTATAATCGAACCGTAAGGGAGATTCATCATGGCATATTCAGTATCAACATTGGCCGGTTGTCAGCCTATTGCGAACACCGAAACCACAGCAAAACACGCTCTTGGCACGATAGTACGCGCATCTGACCCGACTTACGGGGAAGGTGAGTTCATCTATCTGCTCGGAGTCGCTTCCACCGCTGTAGGCTCGGTTGTAACGTATGATGCAACCACACACCAGACTGTACTTTGCGCTGTTGCTGGCGCAATCCCGCGTCCTATCGCTATCGCGATGTCTGCTAACGTAGCTTCTCAGTACGGCTGGTATCAGATAAGCGGTGTTGCTGTAGTCAAGAAACAGTGTACCGTTTCTCTGGCCGCAGGCGCAGCGGTAGGTGTTCTGTCAACCGGACTTATCGCCGGAACCGCCTCGCTGAAGGAAATCTTCGGTGCAGCGGTGGCGGCGGTGGCTTCGGCTACAGCAGGACGGACTACTGTGCAGGTTAGCATTAACAGGCCACACAAGCAGGGAAGAATCAGCTAGGTCATGTAACATAACCTTGTAATGTATGTCGGGGCGGTTCTCACGAGCCGCCCCTTTTCTTTTATTCCACTGGAGGCGTATGCAACTACCCTACCACAACATGCAAGTTAAGCACTGGAATCCGGGTGCTGAAAAACCCCTACTTTTACCGATAAATGTCATCTGCAACACCTCTGATGATGAAATATTCAACAATATCCGCCAAAACTCAAGACTGCCTAAGAAGTGGTTAAATTACTCTGAGCCTCACGGTAAAACCGCCATTTTATGCGGTTCTGGGCCAAGTCTTGCGGATAATCTGGATGATATTCGGGCGTTAATAGCAGAGGGTGGCGTTGTATTCGCCATGAACGGGTCGGCTAAATACCTGTTCGATCATGGAATACTCGCTGATTACCAAGTGATTCTTGACGCAAGAATAGAAACTGCTCAATTAATCGGGCCAGCCAAGAACCACCTGTTTGCCTCACAAGTCCACCCTGAACTGTTTAAAAGGCTTCCAGACGCAGGAATTTGGCAGCTTCAAGTCACCGGGATAGATGATGTACTTCCTGAATACGATGACGCCTATTCCCTTGTTGGAGGTGCGGCGTCGGTAGGTAATACCTCAATATGCCTTGTTTATGTGATGGGATTTCGTAACTACCAGATATTCGGGTATGACTCATCCCACCGGGACGGGAAAGGTCATGCTTTCCACCAAGCCATGAACGAGGGCGATCCATGTGCTTATGTGGACTTTAACGGCAAGACCTACCTTGCCAGCCTGACTATGAAGCTACAGGCGGAGAAGTTTCAGGAAACCGCCGCTAACCTGATAGCTTTGGGGTGCAAGATAAAAGTGAACGGAACCGGATTATTACCGGATATGTTCAATGCGGTACGCGAAAACCTGTCAGAGCAGGAAAAATACAGCCGTATGTGGGGTACTGACGGGTACAGAACACTGTCTCCTGGCGCGGAGTGTGCGGAGAAATTCCTGTCATTAGTAACCCCGGAATCCCGTGTTATTGACTTTGGCTGCGGAACGGGGCGGGCTTCTCTTATAATGGCTAATTCAGGCGTCGATGTGCTGTTGGTGGATTTCACCGACAACAGTAGAGATAAGGAAGCGTTGCATTTGCCGTTTATACAATGCGATCTCTCCAAGCCTATCCCTGCGCAAGCAAATTACGGCTTTTGTGCTGATGTAATGGAGCACATACCCACGTCTGACGTGGCCACAGTGATTAGCAACATAATGAACGCGGCAGATACTGTGTTTTTCCAGATTAGCACCATCCCAGACAATTTTGGCGCGACCATCAACCAAGTTTTGCATCTTACCGTTAAACCCTATTCGTGGTGGAAAGACCTGTTTTTCTCTATGGATTACCATGTTTTATGGTCTGAAGAACAAGACATTGCCGCGCTATTTATCATCAAAAGGAGATAGTAATGAGTCAAGTCGCAGAACTCGCCAGCCGCAGCCCCATCAAGCCATTTGTCAAATTTGTCCGAGAAACCGTTGAGGACATAGAAAAAACTCGTGAAACAGGAAGGTATGTTGGCAAAGAGGTTGATGTAGTTCATATCACGCCTGCTTACACCAGAGATGTTGTTATACATGAAGCCTCCAAATGGTTTAGTAAAAAGAGCCGAGAGGTTGCCGAAGGCAGGGAAAGACAAGATTGGCTGAATGACTGGAAAAAGATGTACGAAATGTTCAAAAATGGACAGGAGATCCCGCTTGAAGGAACCCCTATTCGCGGATGGGGTGTTATCTCCCCCGCCATGCAGGAAACCTTGACCCGAATGAATATCCTCACTGTAGAGAGCCTGGCGGCGGTAAATGACGAAGGCATAAGAAGGATAGGGATGGGCGCGGTAGACCTCAAAAACAAAGCGACAGCGTGGCTGGCACAGTTAAATGACGCCGGGAAAATGACGGTTGAAATGAGTGCCTTGCAACGTGAAAATACGGTGTTGAAATCCAGTCTCGAAAGCCTCCAGAGACAGGTCGAGCAGTTGATGAGAAGCCAGCCAAGCCAGAATGATTCGCAAATCAGCGTTTCACGCGAAGCCATCAATGCTTCAGATATTCTTGACGAACCCGATTTAAACACTCAGTATGAAGCGAAGTTTGGCAAGAAGCCACATCACATGATGAAACCAGAAACCATTGCAGCAAAATTAGCGGAGTAACGCCATGACAATGCTTACCGTAGTGCAGAGTTTCTGCCGCAGGACGAACCTGCCTGTGCCAACTACGGTGTATGGCACGACAGACACGCAGGTGCAGCAAATCCTGTCTTTGCTTGAGGAAATTGGCAATGACATGGCTTCTCGCGGTTCGTGGCAGGGGTTGACGTTTGAGGCTTCACATACGTCTTTGGCGGCGGAAGATCAGGGCGCAATCGCAACCATTGCTACCAACGGATTCAGGTACATTAAAAACCAGACGATATGGGACAGGACAGATAAGCTACCCATCCTCGGCCCTCTGGACGGACAAGAATGGCAAACCTTAAAAGGCTTTGTGTCCACCGGCCCACGCTATCAATTCAGGATCCGTGGCGGGAAGTTACTTGTTAACCCCACCCCCACGGCGGGACACTCTTGGTATTTTGAGTATGTGTCACAAAACTGGATTCTTGGCGCAGACGGGACAACTTACAAGCAGTATTTTACCCTCGACACCGACACTCTTTTGTTGCCAGAAACCGTCCTTTTGATGGGGCTTCGTGCATGGTGGAAGAAAGAGAAAGGTTTTGATTACGCTGAAGATATGCGGATGTACGAGACTCAGCTTAAAGACTCGATGGGTCGGGACGGCGGCAAGCCGGTACTTTCCATGAACAGTAATCTCGACGGGGCAAAGCCTGGGATATTTATTCCGCAAGGGTCTTGGAACGCATGAGACAGCCGATAAGGGCTAAAGCAACCGCCCGACAGCAAATAACATCCCTAATGTCCTACCCCTCGCCGGTTGGCGGGTGGAACGCAAGGGACGCGCTGGCCTCTATGAAGCCCGCTGATGCGGTGGTGCTGGAAAACTGGTTTCCCGGAACCTCGTATTGTGAAATAAGGGGCGGCTACGCCAGCCATGCCACCGGACTTCCGGCTACTGTCAAAACTTTGATGGTACACAACGGAATGACCGGCACAAACAAGATGTTTGGCACGACCAGCGGCGGGACGTATGAGGTCTCCAGTGCTGGCGCAGTTGGGGCTTCGGTTTTAGCCAGAACCAACGGAAAACACCAGTGGACGATGTTCGGGGATGGGACGAACAACTGGTTAATTGCGTGTAATGGGGTGGATAAACCCGCGTACTACGATGGTACAACGTGGACAGCGGTAGACTCTGGCACTACGCCCGCCCTAACCGGAGTAACCTCCACAACGCTCGTGCAGCCGCTTGCGTACAAGGGACGATTGATGTTTATCCAGAAAGATACGCTTTCGGTCTGGTATTTGTCTTCAGGGTTGGCGGGTGGGGCTTTGACTGAGTTTGATATGTCGGCTGAGTTTCCTCGTGGCGGGTATTTAACAGCCATATCCGCGTGGACGCGGGACGCCGGAAGCGGTCAGGACGATGTGTTTGTGGCGTTTTCGTCCAAAGGCGAGGTAGTTTGCTATCAGGGAACCGACCCGTCATCTGCTTTGGCATGGGCAAAGATAGGCACTTTCTTTATTGGGGAACCTTTGGGGCGCAGATGTGTCGCGCAGTACGGGGGAGATTTAATCCTATTGAACCAAAACGGGGTATACGCCCTGTCTGACGCGCTGCAATCAGCCACGCTTGACAATAAGCAAGCCGTATCCTACAAGATTGAAAATGCGTTTACCGAAGCCGCCAGAACCTACGGGTCAACCTTTGGGTGGGAAACCACGCTTTATCCGGCGCAATCAGCCCTTATCGTCAACGTGCCTGTTGCAGAAGACGGTATTCATCATCAGTATGTGATGAACACGATCACTAAGTCCTGGTGTCAGTTCATCGGATGGGACGCGGAGACTTTTCAGGTATTCAACGGCGCACTTTACTTTTCGGGCGGAACTGTAGTTAACAAGGCATGGACGGGTTCCGTAGATGGAACTTCGGACATTGTTGCTTACGGGAAAACCGCGTTTACCTACTTTGAAAAAGGCACTCAGCAAAAGAAAATCAGCCTGTTTAGGCCAGTTTTAGCAGTAGACGGTACATTGTCGTTTTTAACCGACATTGACGTAGATTTTCAGGACACGGAAATTGCCGGAACCGCTACTTATACCCCCTCAACTGGGGCGCAGTGGGATGTTTCGCTGTGGGATGAGTCTTATTGGGCGGCAAGCCTTGAGGTCGTCAAGAACTGGACTTCGCCCAACGCTAATATTGGGTTTGCGGTTTCTGGAAAGGTCAAAATAGCCACCGGCACTGTCTCGGTTCAGTGGTATAGCTCAAACTACGTCTGGGAAACGGGCGGAATACTTTGATTTACGCTTCTATCTTTAATATACTGTCATCAGATGCGCCGACAGCGCCAATTCAGACGCTGTGCGGAGTGCATTATGATTCAAATCCTCATGCTTGTTTTCGGTAAAGAAGTTGCCGAATGGGTATATCAAAAAACCGGCGGTATCGTTAGTTCTCACACTGCCGGACTTGGCTGGACAAAAGACGATAAACTTGTTTCCGGCGTAGCCATTGAGGGCTGGAACGGGAACAACCTCTTTATCCACCAACGGGTAGACTCCCGAACCTCACGCAAATTCTGGTATGCCGTCGCAAACTATTGTTTTAATGAACTAGGGTGTAAACGGATCACCGGAATCGTCCCAAGCGATAACTACAAAGCCCTGTCCCTGAATCACAATATCGGGTTCAAGGATGAGGCTGTTCTGTCAAAAGCCGCTGATAACGGCGAGGATATGATTGTGCAAGTATTATGGAAAGAAGATTGCCGACTTTTGGGGTGGAATCATGGGTAAAAAAACAGTAGCACCACCGAACTATACCGCCGCCGCCCAAGCGCAAGGGCAAGCCAACCTCAAGGCGCAGGAGCAGTCGATTATCGGGCAAAACCCGAACGTCACGAATCCCTACGGAACCCAAACCGTTACATGGACAACGGATGAGGAAGGCAACAAAATCCCGAATCTTAATCAGACTTTCTCCCCTGAACAACAGGCTTTATACGAGAAGGAAACGCGAAATCAGGGGCTTTTGGCCGACTTGGCGGGTAAGGGCGCGACTGCCGCCGAAAGCGTCATAGGACAGAATTTAGACCTGTCTGGTGCGCCTGCCGCACCCGGAAACTACGATACCACCCGCAAGAACGTCTATGACGCCATGATGGGGAGGATTAACGAGGATTACGCGAACACGACCGACCAGACCAACTCAAAACTGGTTGCGGCTGGACTCAGGCCGGGAAGCAAGGCTTACGACAACCAGATGTTCCAGTTACAGCGTGGACGCAATGATGCAATGCAACAGGCGCAGATAGGCGCAGGGTCAGAAGCCGAAAGAGCCTTTGGCATGGATACGACTGCAAGAAAGAACGCGATTGCCGAAATACTGGCGCAGAGACAGACCCCGCTGAATGAGATAACCGCATTGATGTCCGGTTCGCAGGTGCAAAACCCGTTCTCGATGCCTGGATACACTGGCTCAGGCGTCAGCGCCCCCGACCTCTACGGCGCAGTCGGAGATACTTACCAAGCCAAACTCGCGGCGGCTAATGCGAAGAACCTCGGCATAGGTAACGCGATGACCGGACTGTTTGGAATTGGATCAGCATTTGCAGGTAGGCCCTAATGGCTGACTACATCCCCCCTGAAATCGCATTAGAACAACGCAAACTTGAACGCCGCCGCAAGATGGCGGAATTGCTCGCGCAGCAAGACCCGATGCAAGGACAAATGGTATCAGGAATCTATGTCGCCCCTAGTCCGGTTCAGGGTATAGCGAATCTGGCAAAAGCCTACATGGGCGCAAAGGCCGGTCGAAATCTGGATAAGGAAGAAACCGACCTTACTGCTCGTGAACAGCAGATATTGGCTGACGAGGTATCTAATTACCAAAAGGCACGTCAAGGCGTCGTCCCCGGCGAAAACGCTAACCTGATGATGAAGCCCGTAAGCCAGCGTGAAGCTATTTCTAAATACCTCGCCGCGCAGAATCCGGCTATACGTGGCATGGCTGAATACGACATTGGCAGGATGGATACTGCAAGCGACACAGAGGC